TTGGCGGGCGCAGATATCCCGCACCATGAAGAGGTGATGACATTTGATGCTCCTGATTAAATGGCGTGGATAGCGTGACGAGGGAAGGGAAGAGTTACCGGCGCCTCGTCCGGATAGATTGGTTTGTTATGTTTATGCCATTCGACATGGCAGGATTTGCATAGCCACATTACATCGGTAGGCTTGCCGTAGTCGCAGTGGTGAGCCTGAGGTTTACACTCGGATCCGCAGCACTCGCACCGTGGTGGTCGGGTTAGCTTCCCATCGCGCAAAAAATTGCCCACGATGATGTGGGCTTTTCTTTTCCATGGGTTGCGCAGAATGAACTGCTTTTTTGCTGCGTTACATCGTTCTCTACCGCGATCTGAGGATTGATACTCCTTCCTGGCTGATACTCGATGTGGCAAACCCGCGCGTTCTTTGTCGTACTCAGCAAGGCAAACACGGCATGCGGCAGTTAATCCATCATTGGATGCTCTTCTTATTTGAAAGTCCCTTTCTTCCTTCTGCTGATTGCATCTGGAACAGGTCTTCATGCTTACTCCTAAAAAGGAATGTCTGAGTCATCAAAGTTCATCGGCGGCTCGCTGTGTTGGGGCGCTGATTGCTGTGGTTTATGAGGTTGTTTGCTAGCCGCTTGCTGCTTGCTGTCACCAGTACCGCCTAGCATCTGCATCAAGCCATTAATGCCAACGTGAACTTCAGTGGTGTAACGATCTTGGCCTGACTGATCTTGCCATTTGCGGGTTCTCAACATCCCTTCGAAATAAACCTGATCGCCTTTTTTGACGTACTGCCCGACGACCTCAGCAAGCTTCCCGACAACCGCCACGCGATGCCATTCTGTTAGCTCCTTCTGCTCGCCAGTTTGCTTGTCTCGCCACTGTTCTGACGTTGCCACTGTCAGATTCGCGAACGCCGTTCCTGATGGTGAGTATCTAACCTCCGGGTCTTGTCCGACCCGGCCTAAGATGATCACCTTATTAACGCCTCTACTTCCCATTTATGCCGCCTGTTTAAGTTCGTTTATCCTGATGTTCATTGTCTGAACGCATCTGTTCTGAGCATCCTCATTACCAGCCATCAGTTGCCAGTCATGTTGGTACCGCTCAATTAGTTTTTTCTTATCCGTTTCCGATGCTGCATATTCACTGAACTCCATCAGTATTTTTTCAACATCAACCGGTTCGGAGTTTTTATTGCTTCCTGATGGTGTTGGTTGGTTATGATCGTCTGGAGTTGCCCAGGCTGGCAGGGCAGGAGGGAGCCAGTAAAATGTTGTGTTGTCTTTAAGTTTCGCTCGGTTCCATCCTTGTGATTTTTCGGTAGATACCTGAGCAAACCCTTCTTCCAGTTCGTATAGATATCTTCCGATCCCCCATTGCACAGCGGCGCGTTTCATCGCCCCTGATCGACCACCCTTAACAGCCTCGACTTGAGTCTGCTCTGCTGCATCCCACTTGGGGATCCATTCGTCACCAACTTTTATTGAGATACCGCACTCGACGCCGCCATTGTTCGGAATGTCCCGGTATTCGTTTTTCCATCCAGCCTTGCCGCAAACATCATCAAGACGTTTCATAATTGCCCGGTTGGTAACGTAGGCCAGAACCATGGCCCACACCTTGCCAGCGCCAGTCTTTCCGCTTTGCTGGATTCGCCATTCGATATCACACGTATGGAATGGCTCATCTAATTTGCTCAGGTCCATATGACACCTCAGAATGGAAGTTCGGAAGGGTTAGCCAGGAACTCGCATTTATTCATGCGCTCACGTTTAGCCATAGAAAGGCAAAAGCTTTTCATCGACTTGTTACCTGACTTGCGCCAGTAAAGCGCCTCTGTAACGTGGTACTGGCGCTTAATGCGGCTAAGTTCTGGTGTTGTTGCTAAATCAACTGGGATCATCTTTCACCTCAGTAGTTAATTTGTGTTCTCGGTACCAGACCATCCATCAGCGCTTTCAGGACTTCGATAGCCTGTTCGCGTGAGATGCTGGTATTAGCGGTGAGTGCGTTAACGATTTCAGTGCCAACGGCTTTACGGTGCTTCACGTCAGCTTCACGCTTTGCCTTTTCGTCAGCGATGCGTTTCTCCTCAGCTAGTCGCGCAGCTTCTTTCGCTTCAGCCTCACGCTTAATGCGATCTGCTTCTTCCTGAGCTTTGCGCTGTTCCGCTTCAATGGCTGCTTTCTTCTCTTCTTCAGCTTTCGCCGCGGCGTCTTTAGCTTCCTGCTCGGCACGTTCTTGTGCTTGCTTAGCCAGTAATTCAGCCTGTGCTCTTGCTGCAATCGCATCCTCTTCGCGTTTCTTCGCCGCTTCCAGTTCAGCTGCTGCTTTCTCTTCTGCTTCGCGCTTCGCTTGCTCTGCTGCCTGGCGCTTCAATTCCTCTTCATGAGCAATGCGCTGGCGTTCGGCTTCCGCTTTCTTCTCTGCCAGTTCACGGTCGAATGCGTCGTTCATCAGCAAAGCAATTTCATGATCGGATTCGAACTTCTTCCGGTCTTCCTCGGCTTTAATCCTGGATGCTTCCTCTGCCTTAATTCGTTCCTGTTCCGCTTCCCACTCGGTTAGCGGTCGGCGCACTTCATCTTTCAGCGCGTCCAGACGTTCACGAACAATGCGGCGACTCTCATCAATCTGCTTTGGCAGCGCTTTCAGTTCAGCCACAAGGTCTTTACCGGCGTTGTCGATGTATGTTTTTGAACGCGCAACCTTGTGCGCCATGGATGCGATAGCATCACGGCCTTTCTTGGTGGATACATCAGGTACCAGGCTGCGAGCTTCTTTCTCAATTTTTTCAATGATGGGATCGAGTTGCTCGTTATTGGTGAATACAGCCATTGCGCTCGATTTTTCGATAACGACTAAATCCGTTACTTCACTCATGGTCTCTCCTGAAATTTGGTTGTGCGCTTCCCGTCTGCGATAGCCGGACAGGGAGTGATGAAAGTGGGGAGTGGATTACTTGCCGAGTGCTTTGTTGATGGCGGCGTTAGCGATGGTCTGGTGATAAATGGGCAGAACCTGCGAAGAAATCATCAACTGCAGTGCCTCAAGCAATTCAGGCGCGGCAGTGATGAGCGCTAAATTTTCTTTGCTCATCATTTCAAATGGATACTGCTTACTCAAAACTATATGCGTCATGTTCCCCAGCGCATCATCCGCAACGAACCATGGTCCTTTTGTTCCTCTAAATTCTTCCATCACACCCTCACTTCAAACGAGTTACGATTTACCCTGACCCCAAGCGCTTTACGCTGGGCATCAATTGCCTGTTGCAGCATCACCGAGTCCTCCAGATAGCGAGCAATTGCTTTCTTGCTCAGAGAGGCGCGGAGTGCTCTTGAATCGACGCACTGGCTAACAATGTGACCAAGACCATTTTTGATGAGTTGGTCACGGTTCATTCTGAGCTTGTGGAGAACGTTGCCGACCTCTACCAACTGCCACGTATAGCCATCAGCCATTTTTGTTACGGTGTACTGCTTGCCGTTGTGGGTGACTGTCATGATTCCTCCCTGGCGCGGAGCATTGCGTCAGCAATGTAATACGCATCTTCGGCTAATTCTTTGTACTGTGGTGATTCCGGTCCGCCTCCAAACGAATGCCCGTCCCATCTGCGCACAATTGCTGCCATAGCCTTCGCCGCGAAGTAATCGCGTAGAGTCATGCCAGGACCCGAGTATTTCGAGTCGTAGTTATCATCGCGAGTGGGAAAAGCCTGTTCGTATTCTTTGTTACTCATAATCATCTCCGCGCTTAAGCCGCGCCGCTGAGCTAAAGACCTCTGCATGCAATTTTCATCGCTGCAAGAAATTAAGCGGTGGATAGCCGCCGTGATAACAGAGCACCCTCGTGAAGGCGCTGTGGTATCAGCAATAAAAAACCCGCCGGAGCGGGTCTTAAATTTCAGTCAGTCTTTGATGAACTCATCCGTTACAACCGATCGCTCCCCCGAATACAGAACAGCGCCATCAACTTCAACGACGATAACTGCATGCGGATTAGCGTTATCGTTAAGCCATTTGATAACCGGCTTAACTGCATCTTCGAAACTTTGACTCCCTTCCATCTCCTTACCCTCTGTTTGTATCGTGAGCTAATAAAAAGGCCGCCAGTTAGGCAGCCTGTTCTGTTGGAAGTCCAATAAGCCGATTTAGGTCTTCAACCTTTAATGCCGGAAGTGTTTGCTTAGCGGTATCCACACCGTCGGGGATCAGCTCTTTGCTTTCAGGCCACACTTCAATCAGGCGTTTGATGGTTGTCACTGAATTCAGAGCCGCCCAGACAGTGGTTTCGATATCTTTTTTGCGGGCTTCCAGTTTCGCTTCCGCTGCAAAAACCTCATCGAAACGGGTAGTTATTTCATGATCTGCCGCAAACAGGCATCGGTCTCTTTCTGGGGTAAGAAGCTCGAAGGTTTTACCTTCGTTATCTGCGCCATATGAGCACCATCCAAGTCGCCTTCCACCTATTGAGATGCAAATTGACTGGTGCTTTCCGCCTGGGCTGTAGATAGAAACTCCTGAATCAGTTAACTCCTTTTCAATTTGCTCGAATTTCTCGTACAGACGATCAAGCTTTTCAGCCTTCTCTTTCCCGCCGAGAGCAAAGACCCTGGCGTCACGAGCTATTTCTTGCCGCTTAACCTGTAGCGCTTCAAGCTCCGCGATGACACCTGATTTGATTAGCGCGTTCTTTGCAATGCGCTCCCGGAAAGCATTTGTTAATCGTGTTGAAGACATACCCTCACCTCATAAGTTAATTAACGCGCCGTAACCAAAAGAAAAGGCCGCGCTATGCGACCCAACTATCCGGAAATTCCGGAACGTTCAAACCTCATCTCGCAACTGTTCAAGATGACTTATCGCCGACAAATAACCCCTCTGGTACGGCATCATCATTCAATCCAGCTTTCCACTTCTTAACTCATCTCTGAGCATTGAAATCGCCTTATTAATAACATCCGACTTTGCTTCTCTGATGGCTTGCTTACGAGGTGTGACCTTTTTCTTTGGCAAGTTTCTAAGGCAACGTGGCATATACGTTTGATTCACATCTCACCTCACTTATCTCGCAGTTACCTGTTTGCTCCGGCGGTGACCGGCAGCGTTAAATTAGTGCCGGGATGTTTATCCACGCCCGGCGCGTGGTTTCCCGCTATTCCCCAACAGCAAGAAATCGCTTACTCTTTAATCTCCCCAACAGTAGAAAGGATATATTCATGCAAACCATGCGGACCGTGTGCCCTGACTGTGGAAGTGAGATGTTCAACCAGCCCGATGATTTTGACTTTGAGACAAATTTCACCGGCGTCAGTTGTGCTGACTGTGGTCGCGAAATCACTAAGGACGATGTTGTCAATCAGGCCACGGACACGGTCAAAAAACAGCTCGACGACATGCTCAGGAATTCCCTCAAAGGAACTGGCTGGAAGTTCGACTAATTTCAAAAGCTCCCCGAACTGAGTAAGAACCTCACTGGCGTCTACGTTAAGCAGTAGTGGCGCCGTTTTTTTATCTGCCATACACACCTCTCTGTTTATTTACCGTCAGCCGCCGGGCATCGCGTATCTTCTCCAGTTCGCAGTTCTTCGCAGACTGGTGATACTTGCTGATGTGGCAGACCGGTGTTCTCGTCCGCATAAAGCCAAATAAAAACCCGCCGAAGCGGGTTATCTTTTTTTACCGAGAGAGGGGAGTCCACCAGAAAACGTGGTCCCATCCGATTTGTTGATATTCTTTAGCGTGCTGTTTTTATTTTTGACTTTCTTATCTTGAAAGAAGTTCTTATGACTCCGCCTCGCATCTCTAATCATCTTCAGCTCAAGATCAGAGGCGTCCTGATGGTGTTTATCTATATGCGATTTAGGGTCGTTTAACGAAAACCATTTCCCGCAGATAGGGCATTTTATATCCATGCGATTTCACTTCCGCTATTCAAGATCTGGATTCTATCGTGCAGTAACTCTGGTTGTTTTGCGATAGCCAGCTGCGTATATCGCCACATCCGGTAGGCACATCCCGCTATCCAGCGGCTTATTGCCAAACTCGTTGCTGTAGACGATTGCTGCACGCTCAAGCTGGCGCTTGTATTCCTGGCGCTGCCACACCGCATCCTGTGCGACGAACTTAATTGGCGTTGCATCTTCAATGCTTGCTGGCGTGTGGTGCTGGCCTTTAGCCTGAACCTGAGCGCGGCTAAGGGTAGGGCGATGCATGGTCTCGGTGCTTACGGCAACTGCGCTCTGTACTGCTGCGCGACGCTCACGGCGACGACCTGCTGCTGACCCATTGAATGCTGTTCTGCGTGTCATGGTGACCTCCTGATGAACTTTGGTGATGTGGTAGGTGGGAGACCCATTTCGACCCGATTCGGCCTACTTCACTTCGGCAGTAGTTCCTCGGGCCTCACCGCTTTACGTGCGACATATTCCCGTCCATGAACCCTTCACCACATCCCAAAATTCACTTTGGTTGGTTCGGCTTTTCAGCCGCGTAGATTCATCACTGAATCGTTGTATGTTCACCGTCCTGGTGAATGTTGCGTCCTGCGGATGGGTATAATAATCACCGCAAGTGGTATTTAAGTCAACACCGCAAGAGATAAAATATCACCGCTAATGGTTAAGTGCTTGTTGTTTGGGTATATTTATTTTTTCACTGGCGGTGTTATGCTCATAAAAACACCAAAGAGGGCATGGTTATGGGCTTGGGAATGGATATGAATCGGGATGAGCTACTAGAAGACCGCGCAGCTTTCATTGCTGGCGAGATTGGTGGGGCGGTTGTTGAGTTGATTATCGGCGGGGTAGTTATTAGTCGGGATGCAATAGTTGATAGCCTGGAAGCCAAGCGAAAGGCGGTGGGTAATGTGATTCACAAGGGATTGCTTAGGGACTCTGCGGAGTTCGTGAGGAAGGGGCAATAAAAAAGCCCGCACGGGCGGGCAGGTAGTGTTGCGATAGTTATTGTTATCAGCTTCAGGCTGGATAGTTATCGGCAGAATGGCGGATAGCTTTATGGGTGGGCAATAAAAAACCCGGCGCGGTGGCCGGGTCACTATTAAGGCTTCTTCTTATCGTGCTTTACTAGTGCTTTGTGTGTTTTCTTGATACTGCTTCTAACTTTTTGAATTTTATCTTGAGAAAGTTTGATATGTTCAGGTGCTGTTCCGGTGTTGGCAATCATTACATTTCGAACAGATCTTCCAACTGTTTCAGCGGCATTTTCAAGTTGCACCTGCCCCTTAAGATTCTGGTTTCTTATTCTTGCTTCTGTTTGTGTTATTCGGAAAATGTTAGCAGCAAGTTCTTCGCTGCCCATAAAATCAAGCATTGTTCCATCTTTTTTAGTTAGTCCTTTGCGGGCTTTCAATTGCGTGAGATTCATGTTGTACATCCCGCGATATCCTGCATTTTGAAAAAGACCGTAGTCTACTACGCCATGCTTATGTGCCACGTGGCTAAGAGTCTTTTCTCTTGAAGTGATTTCACCACGCAAATAAACTCGGTTAACTGCATCATGGTTATGATACGCCGCTTGAATTTCTGCTGCCAGACCAGCAAAGTATGCCTGAGCATTTGCAACTTTCTGATTGCTAATATCGCCATTCATTACAGTTAAATAGCAAGCAAAGCGAGTTAATTTAAAGTCATTTTGCGCATTCTCAGAAGGCATCTGAATGAAGTTGTCGTAGACGGGGATATCAAGGTTAACGCATACAGACGTTGCTTTGTTGATGGCTTTTAGTATCTGGTCCATACCATTATACCCAAGCATCATCGCCAGATCAGATGCGAACCAATAGGTAACACCATTCTCCCTGGCGAAATCATCAAATGTTAACTGTGATGCGTCATCGAAAACGGTAATTTGCCTACTCATATCACACCCAAACTTACTCATTGAACATCCCTTATTTT